GCCTTTGACGATCCCGAGAAGCTGGAGGGAATGAGAGAAAAGGCTGAAGCCGCGATTGCCAGGCTTCCTGTCGATCATGCTGACCTTGCTAACTATGTGGAGCGTCTCCAGGGAATGTTGTCCGGAGCTAAGACAGAGCAAGATCTACGCGCTGTTAAAGATGCGGCTGATATCTGGCATAATCGGGCTCGCCGCCTAATGAAATGGAAGCGCTTCGAGTATGAGGAGTCAGATGACATGACTGAGTCGCGTGCTGATGGCTCCAAGAGGGATCCCCTCAAGGATGTGTTGGCACACCTTCGACCTGAGGACGCCAGTGACGCGACGCACGATGCATGGGCTGGTGGTGGAGATAGGGCGGAAAACCTTGTAGCCCCTGTCGACCAGGCTAAGAGGCAATCAGGTATAGAGACCACAGAGGAACAGGAGATAATGCCAGTTGCTGCAATCGATGAGGGCATTGCTGACATGTCTAGGTCACTGGCATCGGAGACAAGGTTCTCACCGGAGGATCACCTTGCGCCTCACAAACCTATGTCGGCGATGAGATCGTTGGCTGAGATTATGCTTGAGCAGGATACAATTCAGACATCTGGCATGATTGTCAACAGTCTTAAAGGTGAGGCAGGATCTGAGGCTGCTTATATGTCATGGTTAAATGATGAAGAAACAAATGAAACTCTAGATAATCTATTCGTAACATTAAGCGCCGGCACTACGATAGATGATAAAGAAGTATTAAAAGTTATTTCTCAGCCTCAAATACCTCAAGAAGATATTGAAGTTAGCACTGAAGAAACTGAGGAAATTGCTGAACATGGGGATGAAGAGGAATCTAAACTAATACTTAATGATTCTGATGAAATTTCAGAATCCAGCTGGCTTGCAATTGCCGGCATTAAATAAAAACTAACAGGAGAATTAAAATGAATCTTAAGGAATTACTTTCTAAGTTAAATCCACTTTCGTGGAGCCGACCGGTTCAACTCGTAGCTGGTGGAGCCGCTCTTGGCGCTGCCGCATGGGTCCTTCTTTCTAGCGGTTGCTAGAGAGTTAACTACTCGACATGTTAATCATTGAAAGATGTGTCGACTTGAATAGGATGGAGCAGGACTTGCTCCATTCTTTTATAGTTTTTGCCCTAGACTATATTAAAATTCCCTGCCCCAGAGCCATTGTCATTGTAGGTGACAGAAATGATGCCGGCATTAGGACAACAGCAATGTTTAATCCTAGTGAACACATGATAAAGGTTTTGGGGCGGGGAAGGGCACTTCCAGATATTTTAAGGTCTTGTGCGCATGAGTTAGTGCACTTTAGGCAGATGTTAACGGGTGAGCTGGATACATATCCCCATACTGACGTGGGTGGATACCTGGAGGATCAGGCTTCAAGTGGCGCCGCTGAAATGTTAAAGGCATTTTCATATCTATTCCCACCAGATATTATCTACACACCTCGTCAGTGAGGAGCTAAGTTTTAAAATGTTTAAGAGTACCAACTTCATAGTTGCATTCTTTTTTGTATTTTCCCTGTCATTTTCATTTTATGTGGCATCTAGCACGCTTTATAGTACCGACTTGCATGCCAAGGGAGCAGATGAGAAACAAGATTTAGCACATGAATTTTATCCAAACTTCGCTTCTGCGCCCTATGAAATTATGAATAGCAGTATTTTAAAAGAAATAACAATATTACCTTTAAATTCGAATGATAGTATGGGCGATCTTCTCTCTGATCAAAATATGTCTTTTTGTGATGATAACTTATCATTAAATAGCAGGCATATTAGTCCAATTGCTAATAGTTTTGCACCTAATTACTACACACCGGCTATTTTTGTTGTCACGAATTAATTTATTTTAAAATAATTAATTTTATGGAGCAACCTAAAGTCAGAGCCGAAGAATGCCTATTCGGTCTAGGTTTTTACAGGATGCCAAAACGGCCACATATTCATGTTTGGCCTGAATTTCCTAATCCTACACCAGAGTTTGCACCAGATCCAAGCTATGTTATACATCGATGTGGCATTGCAATATCAGCAATGACGCAGGAAGGTGTCCATGACTTTAGGGAGACACAAAAAAATAGAATTTGGGAATCTAAGAAGCACAATATAAAAGTAAAGCTTCAAGGAACTAGCGGACATGCCGATCTTAGGGTTGTAATTATATTTGAGAAGTTTTGACATGACAAACAAGCTATTGCGAGAGTACATTAAAAGGATATTGCAGGAGATGACTCCTGAAGAAATTCATGATGTCTGTCCAGGCCTTGACCCAAAAGATCGTATGCAGTCAATAGCAACCGCAATGATCGCACATTCAGCACAGACTAGAAGAACTGGTGAACCTTACCATACTCATCCCATAGCAGTTGCACAAATTATTAGCAAGTATTATGGAAATGATAAGCATGCATGTTTAGTTGGCCTATTTCATGACACCTTTGAAGATGCCCCTAGAAAAGGGACAGCAACTGAAGATGAACTTAAAGCATGGATTAAAGAAACAGAAGATGAAAGCATTGATAAGGATAAAATTATTGATGCCGTGCTTGCTTTAACGCATGAAGCTGGTGCAAATTATACTGACTATCTTCTTACTTTACGTAAAAACCCATTAGCCCTTAGGGTTAAATTGGCTGACATGTTACATAATGTTTCATCGGGTGGATTAAAGAGGTCATCATGGGAAAAATATATTTCTGCGATTCATGCGCTGTCTCCAGACAGTACAATACCTGCACACATTAGTAGTGAACACTGGAAGGCATTAAATGCTGCCCTGGAAGCTAATGAGCCACCAGAACCTAAAGATGTTGCATAATTGTTAAATTAATTCGATTAATAAACAATTTAGTTGTTCCCTTTTACTTATTTTTATGATAAATTTAATAAAAGATCAACGTGGACAGGGCATGACTGAGTATGTTATTATACTTGTGGCCATTGCTATTGTCTGTATTGCAATATCAGTTCAGTTCGGTGGAAAAATTAAGAGCTTGTTTGAGACGGCTGACGTAGAAATTGATACTGTTGACTCAAACATGTAACAAATGCCCAATTCCATCCTAGTTATAGATGGAGCATTTAAAACCATGTCTGATAAAATTGATTTTCGATCTATGACTAGAAATTTTCTTCGCGGGGAGGCAGATGAAGACACATCTGAAGCCGTAGAAGAGGCTACACTGTTAAAAGAGGCAGCTGATAGGCGACTTTTAATAGTTCATGAGGCTGCACGCTTAAAGAATACATTCAACAGTGCAGAATTGACTCTTCTGGTCGACGAAATAAAAAGACTTTAATTATATTTTTCAATAAAGTCTAGGACTATATCTGTCCGAGGCCCTATTGCAACATTTTCCATTATACTCGTTGCTGAATGTATCATTCCAATTAAGTGTCCACGTTCATTTAGTACAGGAGATCCACTAGATCCTGGTGCAGCTGGTATAGTATAGATTTGCTCGTTTTCATACCTAATTTCACCTGAATATATTCCCTCAAATGTTAGGATAAACTTATTACCAAACATGGCATATGGAGCTGATATATTAAAAACTCTATCGCCAACATCTGGATGAATTCTACTTAACTTTACACTCGACAAATTAGTTGGTGCTGACATTAATATGCAGAGGTCATTTTCAAAATCGACTGCAATGATTTCAGCAGGAAAAGTTATATTATCCCAATTTTTTACTGTTATAAATGACATGATAAATTCACTGTTAGCAACACCGTCACTTATTTCATAAGTTGAGCACACATGACCGGCAGTTAGTATTAATGTTTCATTTCGATCACTTTTTACAATAATTCCAGATCCAAATACCTGTCTCTCACTATTACTAGATAAATTATCGGTTAAATTTACATTACTTATTCGGACATGTACAAATGAATCATATGAAATTATGCTACTAGCTTGCATGTTTTCATTTTGAAAATTACAACCTAAAATAGACACTACCACTAATAAGGTTAAAAGTAATTTTAGGTTTCTAATGATGCCCATACAAATAACTATATAAACAAGGAATTTATCTATGATAACTGCGATTGGTGATGTCATGAGAGAGTGTTATTCACGAGGTTGGATAACAACGAGGGATGGAAACTGCTCCTTACGTCGAAGCAGAGATAGTAAAATCTATATAACACCGTCAGGAGTGCGAAAAAATATTATTTATCCTGAATCGATTAAAAAAATTAACATAGTAAATGGCTCCCTTAGATTTAAGCCAAATTTAAATCCATCTGGTGAAATAGAAATGCACTGGCAACTACTCAAAGATGCTGATAATACACGATGTGTGCTACATGTTCATGCAACCAATATAGTGGCTGCTATGTATGCTGGTTGGGATTTACAAGTAATGGCAAGTGCATTTCCTGAAATATATCGATATACCCGGGTCGGAAAAAACGTGCCAGCTGTTCCTGCAATATCACAGGAGCTGGCAGACAATACATCGACAAAATTAGGCCTGATTGATGGGTCTATAGAATATGATATTGTCGGCCAGACTAATCATGGAGTGTGTGCTGTAGGAACTAATCCATGGAATGCTTTTGAACATGTTGAAAGATTGGAACATATATGCCAAATTGTTCTAAAGTCAGGAGTTAATCCTTAACATTAATTTTTAAATTTAAAATATTTATTGTTGCAACCTTTAGCGGTGGATGACTTCTATTTATGACAATAAATACCATGACTTTAAAGCTTGACTCGGCCTACAAGCCTATAGAAATAATATCATGGCAAGATGCAATATCTTTAGTTATAACAGGAAAAGCATACGTAATTGAGTCATATGAAAAACTTATACGATCCGCAAAGGAATCCTGGAAAGTACCTGCAGTTATTGTTTTAAAGCAGTTTATTAAATTAGAATATTCAAGCTTTTCATGTACTAGAAAAAATATTCTCCTGAGGGATGACTATACATGCCAGTACTGTGCAAGAAAATTTCATAGTGAAAAGTTAACCCTAGATCATGTAATTCCTAGATCTAGGGGTGGTGAAAAATCTTGGATAAACATTGTTACAGCTTGTCAAAAATGTAATCAAAGAAAAGGAAATATGCTTACTCATGAGGCGAAGATGTTTCCCATTAATAAACCTATCGCACCTAATAGAAAATTTTTAATAAAATTTTTAAGCTCTAAGCTAAAAATCGATGTGGAGAGCTATATTTGACAAAAAAATTAAACAAAATTACTGTCTCTAGTATTTTTCTAATAGCTAATACAATAGAGAACTAGTAATTAATGATTATTAAAAATATAGATCAAGTTTCCTCTTACTTAAAAAGTAATAATCTATATACTAATAAAGAAATATATCTAACATCTGGGGGCTTTGATCCCTTACATGTCGGCCACCTCAGATGCATTCAAGAAACAGTTAATCTGGCTAGCTCCAATAATGGAATTGTAGCTATTGTAGTAAATGATGATGGATTCTTGCTAAGAAAAAAGGGTTATGCCTTCATGCCTATAGGTGAGCGCATGGAAATAATTAATGGAATCGCTGGTGTTGATATCGTAACTACCTGGGATGATGGAAGTCAAACAGTAGTAGGCGCTATCGAGATACTCAGGCCAAGCTTTTTTACAAAAGGTGGAGATCGAACTGATTTTACAAATGTTCCTGAGCATTCTACATGCTTAAAAGTTGGATGCGAAATCATTTTTGGTGTAGGTGGTGGAAAAATTCAGTCAAGCTCTGATTTAATTACAAATATGAAAAATGTCGAAATAGACTCTGCCTGATAATTAATATTGTCTAAGCAAAAGGGGTTTGACATGCCAAATAATCCATCCGACGATCCTATTAATAATAAGCTAGTCGCAATAGAAAATATACTGTCTTCAGCTGCTGCCCTTAATGGTGGGTTTGATAAATTAATGCTGGAGATTAAGTGTATAAAAAATACCCAGGAAGAAATGAAAGAGTCGCTGGCTAAGATAACAGATACAGTATACGATCCAGAGGTTGGTCTCCTTACCAAGGCAAGAGATGTTGAGATGAAACTAGCTAATCTTGACCGTTTTGACGAAACCCTAGAACCTATTGTAGACAGGCACAAGGAGATGTCACTTTGGATTGATTCGAGAGAAAAGGATATAGAAAAGTGGACCGATAAAAAGACCGACTTACTAATTGAGATTGATAGGTTAACCCAGTGGAAAAATAACGTCACTAAGCTCCTATGGATTATTTGTGGATCAGTTGCAGGTCTCTTAGCTAAAAATTTCTTCTCCCTCTTGGTACAATAGGATATGTCCGGATTCAGAGAGCACAAATCAACGTCTGATCGATCAGCCACAGATAGAAGACGGCATAAACAAAAAATCAATAAAGCCATAAAAGATGGAATTCAACATATCGTTGCAGATGAGTCTATTATCGGTAAGGATGGTAAGAAAAAAATACTAATACCTGTAAAGGGCATTAAAGAATTTCGCTTTATATACGGCGATGGATCTCACAATAAACAGGTAGCATCAGCTCCTGGAAAAAATATTAAAAAGGGTCAAAAGGTTGGACAGGCTCGTAGAAAGGCGCAAGGCGGACCAGGTCGTAAGCCAGGAAATGAGCGGGGTGAAGAATTTTATGAGGTAGAACTAACCCTTGAAGAATTGGCTGAGTACCTGTTTGAAAATTTAGAACTACCGGAGCTTGAGAAGAAAAAATTTAGATTCGTTACAGAAAAGAAGCCTAAATGGCGTGGCCATAGGACTCAAGGTCTCAGAAATAGACTTTCTAAAAAACTAACCATTAAAAGTAGAATTAAAAGAAAATTATCGGCAAAAAGAAATGGCACATATGACGAGGAGTCTGGTGAACGATTTCCATTTCATGATGATGATTTAAAGTATAAACACTATAAATCTAAGCCAAAAGAAAATAGTAGTGCAGTCGTCTTTTTTATAATGGATGTGTCAGGTAGCATGTCAACACAGAAAAAGTATTTAGCAAGAAGCTTTTACTTTTTAGTATATCAGTTTTTACGTTACAAATATGATAATATAGAAATTGTATTTATTTCTCACACTATAAGCGCCAAAGAAGTTTCAGAAGAAGAATTTTTTTCTAGGTCACCATCTGGAGGTACATTAATATCGCCAGCCTTAGAACTAATGAATGATATAGTAGAAAAGAGATTTCACACTAGTATGTGGAACATATATGGTTTTCACTGTTCAGATGGTGATAATTGGCAGGAGGATCATGAAAAGTGTCTTCTTGAGACTAAAAAATTAATTGAAAAATGCCAGGTATACTCATTTTGCGAGATAACCCCTGAAGAGGAGTCATTTGGTAGTGAGTTTAGTGAAACGTATAAAAATTATAAGCCATTAGTTTCCAAGGCCTTTAAACTTCTTAAAATTAATTTACCATCAGATATATGGATATCATTTAAGAAGATTTTTGGAGTTAAAAATGACTGACTGGTCCTTCGGTGAATTGGAGAAGTGGGATAAGAAGATATGTAAATTGGCGGAGTCATATGGTCTGGACTGGCACCCTATCGACTATGAAATGTGTGACTACTATGATATGATCGGTAATATGGCATACGTCGGATTGCCAACACATTATCATCACTGGAGCTTTGGAAAGAGTTTTGAGCAGACTCACTTTAGATACAATGCAGGAATGGAAGGTCTTCCGTACGAGATGATCATAAATTCTAATCCTAGTATTTCGTACCTAATGAGAGAGAATGACTCTGCAATGCACGTTCTTACAATGGCTCACTGCGTAGGTCACTCTGATTTTTTTAAGAATAATATTAATTTTATGCACACAGATCCTGACAATATCATCGCTAAATTTAGAAATGCAGCGCTGCGTATTAGGGATTATGTTGCTGACCCAGGAATTGGTGTTGATGGAGTCGAACGTATTTTAGATGCAGCGCATAGTATAAAGTACCAGTGTCGCCGTTTTCCTCATGCACCTAAACACACCCACAGCGATTTAAAATCAAAGTATATAAAACTTATAAACAATGATAACACAGGAAAGTATGCTGATTTTGACATAGAAAAATTTCCACTTGAAAAGGACTATGATATTCTCCTATTTATTAAGGATAATTCACGATATCTAAAAGAATGGGAAAAGGATATTATTCAAATTGTAGTTGATGAAACAAATTATTTCATACCTCAGGCTCGAACTAAAATAATGAATGAGGGCTGGGCCTCTTTTTGGCACTACAAAATATTAAATGAATTAAATTTACCACAAGACTATCACTTTTCATTTTTAAAAAGTCACAATCAGGTCATAAGGCCACATATTGGAAGAATTAACCCCTATCATCTTGGATTTAATATTTTTCAAAAGGTTCAAAAAGAAAAGGGGCTAGAGGAATGTTTCTTTGCACGTGAAGTACATAATGATGAATCATTTATTAGGGAACTTTTAGATGAAGAGCTCTGCCGCGATATGAACCTATTCAGTTATTCTCTTAAGCGTGATGCATACACTATTGATGAGGTGTCAGATCATGATGGATGGAAATTAATTAGGGATGATTTGGTTAATAATGTTGGCTTAAATAGCGTACCTAAAGTATATGTAGAGGAAGTAATTAAAGAAGATAACTGCCTTATTATAAAACATGAATTTGACGGAAGAGAACTTGATTTAGAGTATGCCGAAGAAGTATGCAGGAATATTACTAACCTGTGGGGCGATCCAGTTAAGTTTTTCACCATTATTGAGGATGATCCATGGGAAATTTAAAATTTTAAAAATACCTAAATGGGTGTAGAATAATTATTGATATGAGGAACTACTACAATGCCTAACAAAGACTTTCTTAGCATAATTGAGAAACAGAGAAAAACTAAGGCCGATAAAAGGTTTAGCGGAAGTTTTCTCGATTATTTAGGGTTAGTAAAGGATAATCCAGAAATTGTTCAGCTGGCTCACCGGCGATTATATGATGCAGTTGTGTCTCATGGTGTTAATCGTATGGATCCGTCGGACCCAAGATGCAGGACATTGTTCGAAGGTAATAAAATACCGGTATATAGCTATTATTCGTCTCACTTCTTTGGGATGGAAAATGCCATAGCAAAGATTATGAGATTTCTTAAGTCTGCTAGTTTAAAGGGTGAAGAATCTAGACAGGTACTTCTTCTTATGGGTCCAGTCGGTGCCGGTAAATCGGCGCTCATGGAAAGGACAAAGCAGGCACTCGAACACCAAGGTGAAATTTATCATCTCGATGGCTGCCCTATTAGAGAGGAACCTCTTCACTTGCTACCTCGAAGTCTTAGGGAAAAATTTGAGGAAATTCTAGGCGTTAAAATTGAGGGTGACCTATGTCCTGTCTGTCGACACAGACTAAAGGAAGAGTTTAATAACAAGTATGAAGATTTTCCTGTTACTACTTCATCATTCTCAATTAGGGGTCGCAGAGGAATCGGTGTTGTCCCTCCAATTGACGCAAATACCCAGGACACATCAATACTAATTGGCACCGAGGACATCTCAAAATTGGACCTATATCCTGAGGATGACCCCCGTGCACTTTCACTTAATGGTGCATTTAATGTAGGCAACAGGGGAATTGTAGAATTTGTAGAGATCTTTAAAAACGAGACAGAATTCTTGCACACAATTCTAACCGCCACGCAGGAAAAGTCTGTCCCATCTCCTGGCAAGAATGCAATGATATATTTTGACGGCGCTATTCTTTCACACTGCAATGAGTCAGAGTGGAATAGGTTTAAGTCAGATCACACGAACGAAGCCGTAATGGATCGTATTGTCAAGGTAAATGTTCCATACTGTCTGGAGCTGGATGAGGAGATTAAGATCTATAAGAAGATACTGGCAGGTTCAGATTTTAAGGCACATATTGCACCGCACTCAATAAAAATTGCATCAATGTTTTCTGTAATGTCACGACTCAGGGAATCACAGAAGTGTGATATTCTTACTAAGATGAAGATTTATAACGGTGATGCTATTGTAGAAAAAGGTCGTGTTAAGAAGATTGATATTAAGGACCTTCGTGAGGAAGCCCGTGATGAGGGAATGACAGGTATTTCTACGCGGTTTATAATGAAGGCCATTGACTGCGCGCTATCCGATACCGAGAAGAGCATGATTACACCAATATCAGTCCGCGAGGCACTGGTCAAGCAGGTTAAGGAACAGGTCGTCTCTGAGGAAGATAGAAATCGATATCTCGAGATGCTTCAGAAGATTATTCATGAGGAGTACCTTCACATCCTTGAAAAGGAGATTACTAAGGCATTCGTCACGGCTTATGAAGAGCAGGCCGAGTCACTTTTCAATAACTACCTCGATCATGCCGAGGCATTTGTCAACAAGCAGGTCATTAAGGATAAGATCACGAATGAGGAGATGGAGCCAGACGAAAAATTCATGCAGTCCATCGAAGAACAGATAGGAATCACAGGGTCTGCCAGGGAAGGTTTCAGGAACGACGTGACCAGTTATATGTTTACCCTATTAAGAAGGGGTAAGAAGGTCAGGTGGGACGTCTATGGGCCCCTGAGGGAGGCTATAGAGAGCAAGCTGATGTCATCGGTTCGAGAAATTGCTAGGATTGTAACAAAATCCAAGACAAGGGATAGGAAACAGCAGAAGAAGTATGGCGACATGATCTCGACATTAGTCGATGATTACGGATATAATGAGGACTCCGCTGAGGAAGTCCTGAAGTATGCAGCTAATCATCTCTGGCGAGACAATTAGAAGGTGAAAAGTAAAAGCTGGTCAGACCCTACTTTTTTGAAGTCTATTTCAAATCCGACTGATCAACCTTATGAGATCAAAATAAAGAATCCAGAGATTACATTTGAAGGTGTAAAAGGTCAGCCTGACTTTGCAAGCGCATATATCACATTTTATCCCAATAAAAAGGTCATAGAGCTTAAGTCACTTAAGGGTTATTTCTTTCAGTTCAGGGATAAGATTTTATCATATGAGAGATTAATAAATGTGATTTATGATGATTTACTAAGTGTCTATGATCCGCATAGATTAAGAATAGTAATGCTTTTTAATGCTCGTGGTGGCATCAGTTCTAAATTATGTATTGATTCTGACTGGGCATCTAGAGGTGGTAAGGAAGAATTTAAAGACTGGGTCGGCCAAGAAGAGACCTGGTAAAATTAGTTTACGACTTATAAAAAGCTAGCACTCTGGATATAATAAATTGTATAGGGCGCTAGCTCAATCGGTCAGAGCATCCGGCTCATAACCGGCAGGTTCGGGGTTCAAGTCCCCGGCGCCCTACCAGTTTTTTTATGATCCGCTCAGCCATTAAAATTCCAATAAATGTAGCAATTGCAGTGTCTGGAGGCCCTGACTCTATGGCAGCATTAGACTTTATTAGACGAGGAAGAAAAAAGGTAACTGCGCTTCACTTTAATCACAATACACCATCTTCATCATGCGCTGAGGAAATAGTTTCGGCCTATTGTAGTAAATATGATATTGAGCTTAAGCTTGGCAAATTACAAGCCGAGCCGGAGTCAGGTGAATCACTAGAGAATTTTTGGAGAGTTGAAAGGTATAAATTTTTTAATAGTGTAACCGACTTACCTATTATTACTTGTCATCACTTAGATGACGCGGTAGAGAACTGGGTTTTTACATCATTTCATGGAAATCCAATGATGATACCGCTTAAACGCGATCAATTTTTACGACCATTTTTATTGACAACAAAGGACTCATTACTGGAATGGTGCGACAGAAAGTGCGTTCCGTATATTCATGATCCAAGCAATAGCGATATCTCGTTTATGCGTAATTTTATTAGACATGAGATCATCTCAAAGGTTAAGTTTGTGAATCCAGGTATCAATAAGGTTATTAAGAAAAAGATTTTTGAAATGCAAAAACTAGTTGATTAGATCATGTATAATTTATACGGTGGAAGATATGATCCCCGGTAGCTCAGTTGGTAGAGCGGGTGGCTGTTAACCACCTTGTCGGCGGTTCGAGTCCGTCCCGGGGAGCCATTTTATGAATTTTATAAAGACTAGTGATAGAGAAGAAATTCAAAAAACCCTAAAAGAAATAATTGAGATTTTAGGTAACAAGAAAAAAGATTATCTTACTCTAAGATCTGCTGGTAATGACTTTTTTATTTCATCAAAAATATTTTCATTTTTAAATGAGCTCTACTCTGAAGATTCAGGTCTAACATCAATGCTTTCTGGAATATTACTTGAACATGTGTATGAGGCAGAGAGGGTATGTCCAGGGTCAGCTAACAGCACGATTAATTTAATAGATAAAAAAATTAATACATCATCATTCTCAATCGACGTTGGTGATATTGGTCATTATGACATATCTTATGATATGTTACCAATGATATTAGATTATTTAAAAATTTCCTATGAGGCTAAATCTATAATTTATAATGCTATTAAGGTGGCAGGATTAAATGGGAAGATTTTTGTTGAGCCTAATAAAATTGATAAAACAATTATTGAATTAAAGGACAGTTATAATTTTTCATTTATACTTCCTATAGGTCCGTTTATAGGACAGCAGAAATGGGAGAGAAATTGGTGTCGGTGTCTTTGCATAGATGGTGTTATAGAATCACTAGGGGAAATTGACGGAATACTGCAGGAGGCATCTTCTCAAAATATTCCTGTTGCCATATTTGCTCGAGGATTTAGTTCAGATGTTATTAACACCATAAAGGTAAATGTAGACAGGGGAACACTAGATATTTTACCTATTTCATTTGGTGTTGATGATATAGAAACAATAAATTCAGTTGTTGATGTCTCTAAGGTCATTGGGTGCGATATAGTTACTCCGCTTAAGGGGGATTTAATAGCACATAAATCTATTGATGATTTAGTTAAAGTAGAGAAGATAATATGTGGTCCTGGCAGTGTTTCAATAGTAAATCAGTCAACTCAGAAAAATGTTGATTTACACTTATTTCACCTGTCTAAAAGGATACAAGAATCGCATACTGAGGTGTCAAGACTGCTGAAGAAGAGAGCACGGTCATTGGCAGGAAAGTGTGTAAATATATCAGTCAAGTGTGGCACAATATCACGACAGAAGATACTGCTAGATGAGATTGATTTGGGTCTCAATATTATTAGGACGGTGTCAGGATATGGGGCAGTCCAGGTACAAAAATTAAGTGATGATATAATATCGTTACTTTCGATAGACGACTGCGAAATAGTCCCATCATCACTTATTTATGCCTCTAATACAATGTCTAATAAATTTATAGACTGCATAAATTCTATAGAAATTGCTATTATAGGCGACTAATTATTTTATGACTGAAGGCATTAAACACTTAATAAGCTGCCACTGCGTGCTGCCACAATTTAGGCGCATGAAAAATCCACTTTTTCATAAATTCGTTGTATTTTCCGTTTTAGGTCCAAACGATGTGGTTGTGCCTAAAATTGCAAAGTGCAATAATTGTGGAGTACTACACAGAATTACAGACATTTGCAAGTCCGAGTTTATTCATGGTCATGAAGATTCTACACGCTCTATTTTAACTGTAGAGGATATTAAAACGTCTTTATCTGAAAAACTCTGCGGTATCTTGGAATCTTATGACGTTGATTTACCAACATGGGAAAAGGCCAAGTTCATTATTGAAAATCAAAAATGGAACAGTTTTTTAGTTTTAACACGCGAAGAATTAAACGATAATGTAGAAGGAAAACTTCTTAGAATTATTGGGGAAAATCTTTTTAAGATTGAGTCGTTTTCAAGATCTGATCACGTGTCAGTAAAAATAGAAGAAGATTAAATATGTCAAAATTTTACGGTGAGACAAAGACTGAAATAAGCGCAAATGACATGCTGCAGTGTCGACAAATAGTGTCTGAGATTACTGAATTCGGTGTTAAGCAGGACCAGATACTTCAGATAATAAAACTGCTATCACTTGAACTTGAGAATCGTGATCAAATGATTGCCATAAATGAATGTGTACAGAAATTATTAGATACTGGTGTTGTCGATAAGAATTCTTTTGATGGATTAATTACATCATAAGATATTTACACTGTGTATAAAAAACATTAATTTAGAATAATTTGGAGTATAATATGAGAGAGCAAATACTTGATATTTGGACTGAAGTAAAGACACTTGTTGAGGTCTTAGAGGTTGATATTCACAAGAATGCCAATGGGAATAAATCAGCCGGTGTCAGGGTCAGGAAAGGCCTGCGACTTCTTAAAAATAAGTCAGGCGATCTTGTCAAGGCATCTCTGGCAGCTCGCGACGAATAGTCAGATAAATGGTTCCCCATTTAATGGGTGGGTGCCTGTGTGCGGCAGGCAGGTGGGATACCCCGCACAGCTACTGTTTGGGCCTGACTGGTTTCGACGGGGTAGTGGATAGTAATAGTGCAAGTGGTCTTATGAGCTAGATGACCTAAAACTCAATCTCAAATTTATAATTGCCAACGATAGCAATTACAGCACTTACGCGCTAGCCGCGTAATGCCGGGGTTTTCGACGACCTTGATACCCAATGTCGAATAACAGGTAGAGATCCTGTGAAAATAAAAAATCACAATGGTTACCCTGGTGACAGGTGGATCTCCGAGGACACATAGGAGACGGGAAAATTTGTGGCTACCTTGTCGATTCGGGAATGGATTGACTAAACTTGTGAATGACTTGACCTTGAAGATGCTTCGGACGTGGGTTCGATTCCCACCGGGTCCACCAGTACAATTATATGTTCTTTGTCTTAAGTTGGATTTTCTTGATTATAGATTTTTCTAGTTGACATACTCGCATTCGTGTCAGATCGAATATATCTCCTATCTGCTGCAAGGTCTTGGGCCCCGACCTAGCTGATAAAATTGTACAGTTAAGATCTCTTTCACTCGGAAGCCACTGGCGACAGCTCGTTTTTTGGCATTTAATATTGCGCTCATTGTGAAAGCTGTAGCAGTTTTGCCCGCATTTTAGTATGTCATCATCCATTAATTTGACCTCTGTTAGTTAAAATTTAAACAGAGGTTTTTAAGTGTATTAATTTTTAAAGATAATTATCAATAGCACATGTCCAGGGAGGCACGTCAATTGACAAAAGTTTTTTGCCTTGATACTAACGTACTTTTATATGATGCGGAATCATTATTTTCATTCGATGACAATCTAGTTGTAATACCTCTAGTTGTCCTAGAGGAGCTGGATAGAAAAAAATCTAGAATGGATGACATCGGCCAGAACGCTCGTCGAGTTAGCCGTCACCTTGATACACTAAGAAAGCAGGGAAGCTTAAGTGATGGTGTAGAACTGAGAAACGGTGGCCGATTAAAAATAACAAAGCGACTAGATGTAAGCGACGAACTTCCAGAGGAACTTATAGATAATCCCATTGCAGATAATGTAATCCTGTCAGATGTCTTTCACCTAGCACAGGAGTTTGGTGACAGTGTCACACTTATTACCAAGGATATAAATCTAAGGGTTAAGTGCGACGTGTTAGGAATACAATGTGATGATTATCTAAAGCATCGCGTTGCTACTAGTAAAAACCATCTATATACTGGTGTAAGAAGGGCGACCCTGTCACAGGATAAAATCGACGAAATATACAGTCAAAAACAGGTTGAGGTTCCTGATGATCATGATGATTTTAACGATTTAAAACCTAATGAGTTTGTCGTAATAAAGTCTTCACCGTCAGCCTCAGCCGCAATATGCAGGCACAAGCATGGAAATATTCATCTTTTACCACAGTTCGCCAATATTTGGGGTGTAAGTTCAAGGAATAAGGAGCAGTGGTTTGCATTTGATCTACTATTCGATCCAGATATTAAACTTGTTACTCTGGTTGGGCCTGCGGGAACAGGAAAGACCCTGCTAGCAGTCGCCGCCGGCGTGCACCATGTATTAGAAAAGTCTAATGATCAGAATAAGCTTGTAATTTCGAGGCCAATCCAGCCTCTTGGCAATGATATAGGATACTTGCCCGGTACCATGGAGGAGAAGATGGACCCATGGACGAAGCCGATTATGGATAATCTAGGTTTCCTATTTAACTCTGACTATGACAAGGCTGGTAAGTCGATTATTCCGCTATACTTTCAGAAGGGTATCTTCGAGATAGAGGCTATAACATATCTGCGAGGTCGCTCTATAGCTAATGCATTTATTATAATAGATGAGGCACAGAACCTGTCTGTCCATGAACTAAAGACGATAATCACACGAGCAGGTGAGAATACAAAGATTGTCTTAACAGGAGATATCGAGCAGATTGATAATACGTACGTCGATGCAGTTTCCAATGGCCTGACATATGCCGTAGAGAAGTTCAAGGACGAGCCAATTGCAGGACACATAACGCTTATCAAAGGCCAGCGCTCTGAGCTGGCGACAATAGCCAGTAAGATATTATGATAATCTTTGCATTAGTCTAATAATTATTCGAGGAGTTCCAATGCCCTCACGATATGATTTAAACAGGCTAAGAAAGACGTATCCAGCGACTAGAAGGACACCTGTTATTATTGGTACAGATACTGTCGAGTCGGCAGTTTTAACATTTACAGCTACCGACAGTGCCACTTATACCTTCACTTCTATTTATGCCGCAGCGCCAACAGTGACTGCAACACCAGCCAGCAGTCAAAATGTTAATGTGTATATAACTGCAGTGACTACGACTTCAGTAACAATTACTACCAGCGCTCCAATAACAGGTGATATACACCTCCAGGTCGCAAAGGTAGACTGATGGCTGTTGTACTTTCCGGCCGTGGAACAATTGCAGGAGGTAGCACCTCTGTTGTCATAACCTTCAGTACAGCATTTTCCAGTGTTCCCGCAGTTGTACTATTGCCTGGAACTAACGGATCATCATCATCAGCAAATGCCCAAAATGTAAACCTGTATATATCAGCAGTGTCAGCGACACAGGTTACTGTTAATGCATCAGGACCAGCAGAGGGCGACTCACCACCTCCGTGTTATTTTGACTACCGGGCAATGACAACGTAAAAGGAATATAAAATGGCAGATTTTAAAGCAGACGGATGTATACTAACAGGCTCATTGACCGAGGCAGCTGCCGGCGTGCCTTTTATTGATGCTGGTACGAATATAACGACAGCAGTCAATGCTAATGGATCTATTACTATAAACTCCACAGCGGGTGGTACAGTTGACGGTTCAGGAACAGCAACGGAGCTAGCATATTGGTCAGATTCAGACACTTTGACATCAAATGCCAGTATGACTTGGTCCGGAGGCGAATTATATATCGGCGAGTCAGGCACAGGCAGTGATGTCATCTTCTACGGTCATGACGCCTCCGCGACCGGACTCCACTGGGATTCTGACTACGCGGAACACGGCGCGCTGCTATTAGGAACCAATGACCATGGTGTCGATTTCGTAGTTCGGGGCGAAACAGCAAATCACTTTTTAATGTGGGATCAGAGCGTGGACACTCTGAAACTTGTCGGACACTTCATATTCAATGAGGGTGCTTTGGACCTCAAATTCCGTGCCGAGTCCCAGAATATTCCGGGGATGATTATCATTGACTCAGGCACAGACCAGCTCCTCCTGCACTCATCGGGTTCAAATGCCGCCTCTGCCGGCGGCGCAGGCATTCCAGCCGGCTCAGACGTCGCCACGTATATTAGTGGTACTGCGGGGAGTGCAGGTGTGGCTCACAGTAAGGGGGTC